GATCTGGTTGATGACAGTACGTGAAGGCTCAGCAGTTGGAGTGCTGGTTTTAGGATAGCTCACGTCCGGAGCCAGATTGTTTACATTGACTCTGGAACCAGTAGTGCCCGACTTGCCTGCATATTCCTCCAGCTTTTCCAGCTGCTCGGCAATGAACATGTAGTTGCCGGTCTGTTTCTGGTTGTCGTATGCAGAGACACCATAACGCGCAGCATATTCATGAGAAGCTGAACGGTAATAGCCACCTGCTCCTTGCTGTGCAGTCTGGAACAGTTCTTTAGCTTTCTGCTTAACATTGCCCCCATAACCCATCTCGGTGAGTTGCTGCTCAATCTCATCAACTGAATAACCGTTTTTAGCCATGACTCCAGTTTTAGAGGCTTTAAGCTTGCCCTGCATGGCAGTAAGCGCTTCTGACCAGGCTTCGGTAGAAGACTTGGCCTCCTCTCTTGCCACCCGCCCAGCTTCACGGTAGCCATCCTTAATACCTCGTGCAGAATTTTCAATCTGGTTATTCGCCTTGACCCATTCCGAAGCCGTCTGAACCACTGCTTTACCAGTATCATCAATCTGCACCTGTAACCCATGACTTGCTGCTTTTGCCTGAACAGCTGCAATCTGGGCCTTATCTCCTGTTGCCAGTGCGGCATTTAATATCTGAATATAAGCCTGCTTAATAGCTTCAGCAGTTGCCTGCCCGCTTTTACTTACAACATCAAAGTTCCGTTGAGCACTAATCGCCACATCATTTAATTGCTCTTTGGTTTTGATCCCTAGAGAACTGAATGCGGCCTCTATAGGGTTTAAGGCAGCTGGCAATTGAGCGGCTTTTTTTTCAATCAGGCTCAGGCCGAATGCAGCCTGCTCACCAGTAATCAACCCCTGTTTTTCAAGCGCAATCAGAGAGCTCTTGGCATAGTCCAGTTCGGCACGAGTCTGGGCGGTATCAATTGCTTTATTAAGGTTGGATGCTAGAGCTAATCCAGTATCAATACCTTTTTGCTTGTACTGATCAAGATTACCGAGAATAATCTGAACATCATTACTGGCGGATTGAAATGCAGCTGAGAAACGACCTTGAAGCTGTTCTGTGCTTAAGCCTGTGCGCTCTAAAGCTGCCTTCATTACAGCTTCAGTTATTTGAGCATTTTTTTCGGCTTCCTTTGACGTTCCTGCAAAAGCTGCTCTGGCATTCGCTTCAAAAACAACCAGGTCCTTACCGTCTAGGGCTTTGCCTAAACTCCCTTGCAATTCTTCGCCCGTAATTTCCCCTTCGTTTTTCAGCAGAATTAAAGCAGTGATTGCATCATTAATACCTTTGGTCGAATCAAACTTCATAGCCTGAGAAACTTTCTCCAAGGCTTCTTTAGCAGGCTCGCCCTTTGCAATTAATCCATCAAACTCTGTAATAAGCTTTTTGGATTGTTCGGTCAGCTGATAGGTTTTATCTCTACTCTTCTCTACAGCGGCAGCGTGTTTTTCCTTGGCCGCAGTACTTGCTTCCTGTTTCTTTCGTGATTCCTCCTCAGCTGCTGCCAGATCACGTTCCTGCTCGGCCAGCGATTTTGTACCTGTTACTCTCGCTATAGCCCAATCGAAGAAATTTGAGCCCTGTCGGAGTAGCCATTCATCAGTTGTCTTAAAACCGTCAACCATCAAATCACTAGCGATTACAACACCGGCTGCTGCAGCACCATATGCTCCAAACCTGGATAAAACAGAAACCAATCCTGCCTTAAGTCCATTTGTGGCAGTAGTAACACGACCAAATACTCCTGCAGCTGCTGTATTTGCGGTTGTACTTGCATTGGTTGCAGCAGCCAGTTCGGTTTTAGCTACTGCCGTAAGATGGGTAGCACGTGTATTGGCTGTATTTGCACCGGTATTTGCAGTCAGTGCTACGGTTTCTGTAGCGATAGCAACTTGTGCAGCCTTCGCTGCATTGGCTTTTTCCAGAAATACTGCTGCCATTCCAATAGCTTTATAAGCGATAAATGCCTGAGCTGCAGCAGTAAGGGTTGTAATAAGTGCATCAAGGTTTTGAGAAACAAATTTTAAGGCTTGGGCTACCTTAGCACTTGCTCCACTCGCTGCATCTGCTTCACCGATATAAATTGTCCAGGCTGTTTTCAGGTTCTCAATAGAAGCGCCAATCGTAGCTGGGAATTTATTAAACTCGGCAGTGATCACTTCACTCTGGCTTAAAATAGCCTTGGTCACTACGGCGGTGGTCAACTGGCCTTGTTCTGCCATATTTCTTAGCTGACCAGTAGTCACCCCCAATCCATCGGCCATGGCCTGTGTCAGTCGGGGTGACTGTTCAACCATGGAGTTAAACTCATCACCTCGTAGTACACCTGAACCTAACGCCTGATTAAGCTGGGTAATTGCAGCTTCATTCGCTTCTGCACTACCACCACCCACCTGAATGGCGCGGTTAATAGTTTCAGTCAGTGCTAAAGCCTGCTTTTGCGGCCACTTCATCTCCTGACCAATTTTAGTCAGCCGTGCAAACAGATCACCGGTAGCCACAAGATTAGAATTGGTTTTTATGGCTACATTTGCAACATCATCCATTGCCTGTTTTAAGTTGGCATTATCACCAATCGCAATCTGAATACGGCCAGATAGCGTTTTATACTGATCAGATACCTGTGCAATTTCCATTGCACTTGTACCAATACCCACTGCAGCCAAAACACCGGTTAAAGCATTGAAGCTATTTCTTAGGCCTTCAACCTCACTTGCCGCCTGTTGCCCGAAAGTTTCTGTATCCTTAAGCTCATGGTTTGTCTTTTCCAGAGACTGATCCAGATGATCCACCACCGGTACTGCTTGCTGGGTCGCACTCTTAAACTCATTCATTGAGTTTTCAGTCAGGTCCAGAGCCTGCTCCAAGCGTTCAACTTTTTGTTTAGCCTGATTCAGTTCTTCAAGAGAAATATCATGGCTGGCACTTGATAGGGCCTGCCAAGCTAATTTAGCCTCGTTCAGTTCTCTTTCTAAGGCATTAATCGCGTTAGAGCCTAATTCACCAATACGCTGAACTTCACGCGTAGATACTGTTGCACCGCTTCCCATTGACTCGATAGCACGAGTTACAGTCTGCGCTTCACCTATTACACCTGATAGATCTACTGCACTGAACTGCTGTAACTGGTTAATGGTCGATTGGGTGGCATTGTCCACGCCACGCATGGCATTTACAGCAACGTCCTGATAGTAATTAAATGCACTGGATGTTTCTTTAATAGCATCTTCAATACTTAGAACACGCTGCTTGGCGATTTCAATATCTTTTAAGGTACCATCCGTACTTTGCAAACGAACCAATTCAGCCTGAGCAGCTTTTAGTGCTGAGTTAAGCTCATTAAGACCTTGCTCACCAATACTCGACATTGAGCGTAGTTCACTAGCACTGATAACCGATTTGTCACCAAGAGCTTCAATTTCCTTGGCCGCTGTAAAGAATTTAGTACCTAATATTTCCGCCAGCTGAATTGTATCACCTGGAATGGCTTCACCGATTTCAAAGCCTGCCTTATTTGCCTTAGTTGCAGTATCCTGAAGTTCGCTACCAAGATTATTGATCTTGCTGGCAGCCTGATCTGCTTTCTTCTGCAAATCATCAGGAACTATTTTTCCAACTTCTTTTGCAGTTTCAGTAGAAGCAGCTTTTAACTTATCAGCTTCACTTTTAATTACAGCGACAACGGCCTTTGTAATGCTTTCAGATTGTTCAACATTAGACACATAATTTTTTGTGTCAGCTTCCATTACAAGTTTAAAGGTTAATTCTTTACCAGCCATGTTTTTTACTCGCAATAAAAAACCCACCAATTGGTGGGCTATATGAAGTGATAAAAATTTAAATTATTTATTCAATGATTGATCCGCAATGCTTACATTTTCGAGCATCGAATCGAATATATTCACGGCAGTCAGGACATTGCTTTTGTTCAACTCCATTGTCGTCTATCTTTAACCGTTGTCCAGCGTTATAAGAAAAACCATCATTTGCAACAAGTTTAGTTTTTGATGCGGATTGTTTTTTCTGAAGCTGTACATGCTCTTCTGGTAAAGCTTTAACAACTTTTGGGACTGGTCGATATAATTGCACTTGATTACTACCACAGGCACTACACACTTTACCACCAGACCTCCGCCAGATTTCATAAATCACACCAGGCAAAAATCCAATACAAAGCAAGATAATTGTTATAAAAAAACTACCCTTTGTTTTCGGCTCTCCCACATGACCGCATGCAATACACTCTACTGTTGCCATTCTCATGCCCTTATTTTGAGATATTTTTGAGCATCTTAACCGACTGATCTAAATTATCGTAATGTGAAAAAACTTCTTTGCTCACGATGAGTCTTTTAAATCTTCCAAGAATTTCTTTAAATCTTTAGCAGATGCATGCTGAGCGGATCTCACTACACTAGTCAGTGCCGCCAGCTTGTTCCGGTAATCCTTTTGGGCTGATTTTAAATACTCACTGTAAGCACCATAAGTCATATTCATGATTTCGGTATGAGTATGACCAGCACTGATCAGCAACTGGAATGAGTCAAACCAGGTTGAATCATTTTCTTTTACTGCCTGCCTTTTATTACGGCGTTTAGGCTGATCTTCTTTAAAATAAGCGCCGTTGACCTGCAGTACTGCTGATAAAACTTCTTTAAATTGCTGTTCCGATGTTGTGGCCAGATCGATCAAACTGGTTGCTGGAAGCTTAGTGGCCAACCTGCACATACCCAGCACTTCAATTGAATGAGTCTTAAAAAGTTGAGTTAAAATTTCATCTGAATAATCTTTTCCCTTTAAGAAGCCTTTTACCTTTTCGGCATGTACCGCCCATTGGTCAAAATCTTTTATCTGGATCTGGTGTACTTCAACATCATTCACTGTGATAGAGCGATTAGCTGCTAGAAAAAAATCATTCATGATGGAATCTCAAAATAAAGTTCAGGAAATAAAAAAGCACCCGAAGGTGCTTTTATTCATTTAATACTATGTTTATCTCTCAGGTTTAAGGCTTAACTTCAGTAACATTGATAGGCTGATCCTTAATTAGTTCTAGAATACCCTCACCATTTTTAAAATGGATTGATACCCCTTGGCTATTTGCTAAGCGGAGCCCACTTGCTGATACGGCTCGTTTAAGTCGATAAGTTTTACCTAACTGATCACTTAGTTCTGCCGTTTCAAAGTTATCTGTAGTTCTAAGCATATATGTTTGATTATTTGGTCCAATAAACTTCAGTAGTTGCTTTTCTTCAGTAACATTGATGATCTGTTTGGGCTTTAAATTTTCTGAGGATTCGTCTGTAGTAGTATTTTTAGAAGCCTTAGCCATATTAGAATTACACCCCATTAGAAATACACCTGCTGCTAGTGCCAAGAATAGATATTTCATACTTATGTTCTCCATTTTTAATTTTTGAATTCAACATAGATGCCTAATGGTGCCCATCTTAAAAGTAAAACATCAAAACATCTGTTAATTTTTGATAATTATTCTCATTATCAGAAAAATATAGAGCAGATAAAATTAATATTTCACCCTATCCTTCTGAATGTAGTAGCCAAATGTAATCTTCATATCCTGAAGTAATTTTGACTCCGTATATCCAGGGAATTTGCTTCTGTTCTCTTTGGCATGCAACTATTGTCAAAGCCAAGCTTAATATGAGAAGTATTTTATTTTGATGTTGAATTAGTAGTGGGTTTGACTGAGTCATTAAATGCTTTACTAAACAAAAGAAAAAACACCCGAAGGTGCTTTATCTGTTAGAGATTAAATGTGGGCATACCGCCACTATTTAATGAACTTCCACTATTTGGCCCATTACTCATTCTAGGATTAATTTTAGTTAATGTACTATTTTTAAAAGAACCACGCTTTAATTCATCGTGTTGGTCAAACCATTCACAGCAGGAGTTCCGGACATCTCTAATTTCTGTAATAGTCATTTTAGGACCACCGGATTTTAAATAAACTACATCACCTTCCTCAAAATCACTCATAACATTGTCGCTCAATTAATGAACAATGTTTAAATATGCCAGTTTTTTTTATATTTACAAGTAATAGTAATTTATTTAATACAGGCACAAAAAAAGACGCTTATACGCCCCTGTGCCTGTATTGAGTTGATTAAACTGCTGGAATTGTTACTACGTGGCCATAAAGACCCAGTGCTGGATCTGACTCTTTAGTGACATCTGACAATGCCTGACCCGAGATTTCATACTGACCCAGCTCTTCATGAATCAATGGAAAGGTGGTTTCCGGTGATTTCTTGGTTCGCCATAATGTCACTGCAACATGATCATTATTTGCTGTATTTACGCCCTTAAAGAAAAGTTGATACTCTTTTTCAAAGTCAGATGCCAGCGTAGTATGAGTGACTTCACCTGTGGTGTAGGTTGCCAGTAATGGCATGGTCAAATCAGCCACGTTATGGAAAATTACGGTACCGAATTTGGCATCCAGTGTATAGTCTTCCGGATTGACTGTTTTAGCTGCACCGCTGGTAGAATCCTTAAATGAAACTGCTTTAAGGTTATAGCCATCCAGTTTAATTTCCTGACCGGCAACAACGGTACCTAAAGACACATCCACTTCAGTCTTGGTTGCTATGCTATGTTTCATCCCTGACAGAATGTATTCCAGGTTCTCGGGATTAACTTCCTCAAGCGTACCGTTAAAATTTACCGAGGTTGCATTGATCATGGTGAAATCAGTCGTGCGCTTGCCTGTCATTGATTCTTTATGCTCAATTACGTCAGCATCAATTTCAATCTCAAACTCTGGCACATTACCAATCTGGCGCATGGCACCGGCAATGCCGTTTGCAATCTCTGCCAGATAAAACTTACCCTGCAGCGAAATATAGTTCTTTTTAGCCATTACTTTTCATCCCCTGTGGTTTTCTTGGCTGAAGCAGCTGGCTTTGCTTCAGGTACTTCCTGAATTACACCGTCTGCCAGTAATTTTTTGATTTGAGCATCATCCAGTCCACCGACGAACTCACCCTTTTTAAACCGGCCTACAGGTTGTAGTGCCGTATATTGTTTTGCTGCCATGACTAGCTCCTAGATAAATCGTTCTGATTCAAATACTGCTGTGAGATATGCAAAACCTGTACTGAAGGCTTCTTTCACATCAACCAGCATCAATTCCCCACGTGCCGAGGCTGGCTTCCAGCCTGAGAGCAACTGAATAACATCTTCAAGAAGATTACCCGCCTGATCTGTTACCGCTGAACCATCTATAGACTGTGAACGGGCATTCTTACAGGCCACGGTGACCGCCCACTGCTGGCTGATCATGTTCATTTTTCCCTTGCCCGCACTATCCTTAGGACGAACCCGCACGAAGTTGACGTGAGCTGATGGGGTTACCTGAGCCATTTCAGTCACCAGTACAGAGTTCAACGGCGTATAGATCTGCTTGAAATCCGGAATCTCCTTGAGCTTCTCGGCAATTTCTCCACGTACTGCAAAAAAGTCAGACACCTATATGCCTCCCGATAATATTAAGGATCTCTTCATCATCATCCTGATTGATGCCCAGAAAGGTACGAGAAGGGATATTGACCTGTTTCACTTTCCTGAACTGGCCACCCACCGCAAAGGTTAAGTACTCCGCCGTTTTAGGCAGAATGGTTGCACCAAAATGAAAAACATGGGCGTACATTTTGTTTGAACCCCACTCAACACCGTCAGGGCGCAGGTTATAGTGCAATTCATTCATTAATTCACCCGTATCACGGCCTGTTTGACCATTTTGCGTTCGGGCTCGCCATGACTGTTTCCATGGGTTACCGTCTACATCATGCTGGCCAATAAACCGGTCTTGAGTGGAGTGAACCCCATAGCCACCAATCTCGACAAATATATCCTCCTTTCTGCTGTCGAAATCGGCCATATGCTGCAGTACTGCCATTACGGCAGATTCATTGTCAGGACGAATTGTTATAGCAAAAGCCATACCTCCTCCTTATTTAAATGAAGGCATCTTGTCTAGCGTTTCATCACCAAACACGCCTCCTACATAACTGGTTCCGATGGGCATTGTGGTAGGCCGGCCCTTGGGCTGATCATCTACAATTTCATTGGTTGCGGTCTGAATCTGTAGATGTGCTTTCTCGTCTTGTACCCGTTCAAGAAATTTAATCGCATCCTTATAACGGTTACGTACTTCTTCAGTGGGTTGCTGGTAATAAAGCCGGTAACGGGCAATATCACAGGCCATGCGGTTCAGATTACTGGGCACATTGGGAAGAGGCAGAGGATAACGGCCACCGATATAACCGTTAATCTCTTCTGCCGCATCCTGAAGTGCTTCATTGATAGAAGCTGCTGCATCTGC